AAACGGCACCAGACACCCCGATAAATAAGCTGCCGTCCTTCAAGCTCATGAGTGAGAAGGCCCTTACGAATAAGGCAGTGATAAAAGACCTTGCTGAAAAGCAATTCGAAGATGCCCGCCGTGTGTTCGCCGATGAAGTGACGGAAGAGGACTTGAAGTTCCTGGAAGACCTGGAACGGGAGAAAAGTACCGGAGCGATCATGTCTACCATTCACAACGTGTACATGATCTGTAGCAATGACCCGGATTTGAAGGGCTGCTTTGCCTATAATGCGTTTACCGGCCAGGATGTTTGTCTGCGAGACCTGCCCTGGCGCTCCATTGGCCGATCGCACGAGCCGATGAAAGAGGACGATGATGCCTGTCTGCGTGGATTCATTGAGAAGCACTACGGCATCGCCAGCGCCAATAAGATCGCAGACGGTTTCCGCATGACGATGGTGGAGAACTCTTTTCATGCAGTCCGTGATTACCTGGACGGGTTGACGTGGGATGGAAAGGGACGGATTGCTACTGTGCTGACAGACTATTTTGGCGTGGAAGATACTACGTACAGCCGGGGCGCTGCGACCAAAACACTCGTGGGGGCCGTCGCCCGCATATACGAGCCGGGCATCAAGTTCGATACGGTCATGATCCTCGTGGGGCCGCAAGGCAAGGGCAAGAGTAGCTTTTTCAATAAGCTGGGCGGCGCTTGGTTTACCGATCAATTCGGCCCCCTGGACGACATGAAACGGGCAGCGGAACAGCTGCAAGGGAAATGGATCATAGAGATCGGGGAGCTGGCCGGGTTCCGGGGAAAAGATGTGGAAATGATCAAATCTTTCATTAGTCGTCAGGAAGACTATTTCCGACCTGCCTACGGTCGCAGGAATCAACAATTCCCGCGGCAGTGCATCTTTGTCGGAACGACCAACGACGAAACGCCACTCATTGATCCCACGGGCGACCGGCGATTCCTACCAGTGCGTATCCATCCGGGGGATGCCTTTATGGACCCTTTCACCTTGTCGGCAGGAGAGGTCCGGCAGATATGGGCAGAGGCGGTCCACCTGTATCATGCCAAGACAAGCATATACGTTACCAGAGAGGAGGAAGATAGTTGGAAGGAGCAAAAGGAAGTCTTTCACGACCTGGACCCGCGGGAGGCCATGATCACGAATTATCTCAATATGCACGTACCACAGGAATGGTACAGGTGGAACAAGAGCGAACGAGCCATGTACATCGACGAAGCGCAGTTCGAAGGCGAACCCATCAGCAAGACGACGATACAGGAAATTTGGGACATTGTATTCAGCGGAAGGGATCGGGACGCGACAAGCTACAATACGCGATTTATCAAAAGTTATTTCGTCCGCAGACCGGATGAATGGAGGCGGCAGGCGATCCGTAAAAATGGAACTGTTGTTAAAGGATATGCACGAATAACAGGTGTGACCAAAACGTAACTTTTAGCGGTTACACTCGGTTACACTTATTATAATTGAAAATAATATAAGTTACAGAGGTCACGTTTTAGTTACGTTTAGGTTACACTATACTTATTGATACTAAGATACTTATAAAAATGTAACCATTGTAACCATAAAATAGATAAAAGACCCATTTCTGTGAGAGCTTGTAGTACAAAAACTAACGATCTAGTGATATAAGGGGGTATTTTCTCTGTTTGAGTCCTCTATACGCGCGCGCGTGGTTACACGGTCACAACCTTAAAAATTGACAATATGCAAGGACAAAAATTCGCTTTTTCAAATTTAGACGCGGGAACCTATGAGGGGGTGATCTTGGATAATATTATCGCCAAGGACAAAGATAACTTTTTGCGTACGGCCTATGTGGTCGAAGCGACAAAATGGATTCACGTCGAAAAGGAGGCCGGCACGAATGTCGCCGGGGTGATCCTGTCGCCTGTGTGGCCGGAGAGCATCCAGCACAAGGTCCCCGTGTCCATCGATGCAGAAGCTTTGGCCAGTAAGATAATGGCGGGTCGGAGTGACGTACGAGCGTACAAGACCAGCGGGATAGAGTATGGGGGTGGCCCCGGGTCACCTTATTGGAGTGAGGTACGAGCGCACAACCGGTTCATATACTTTGCCGCCGTGTTGACTGTGGCTGCTTTATTTCTTGGCTTTATGTTGGGTGTACGATATGGCAAGTAATAGAGAGCGCACCGTTACCAAGTACCTGAAAGGCTGGTTCGATCCGAGACGACCGGTCCACCTGGACGGATTCATTGTGAAGATCGTGGGAGAGGGTCATAACGGCATACCGGACTATCTGCTGGCCTATAATGGAGCACTGTATCTTATCGAGGCGAAGCGTCCAAAGGGCGGAAAGGTATCACCGATCCAGGACGAAGTACATAAAAAATATTTACGCAATGGGGTGGTCGTGCGGATCATCTCCTCGCAGGAAGAGGTAATTGATTTTCTATATGAGATTTGTACCACGTAGCTATCAGAAGGACATGTATACGCATTGTATTGCGAATGCGTACGCGGGACTTTTTGCTGAAATGGGTCTCGGTAAAACACCGGTATGCCTATCTGTCATCGACTACCTGATGTACCTAGATTACGTTGTCCGTAAATGCCTGATCATAGCGCCGAAAAACGTAGCAGATAGCGTGTGGACGGATGAGCGGGATAAATGGGACGACTTTAATCATATCCGCATGGTGAAAATCATGGGTACAGAGAAGCAACGGCTGGCAGCGCTGCGGGAGCAATCAGACGTATATATCATTAACGTGGATAATGTGCCTTGGCTCGTGGACCTGTATCTCACACGATGGGATTTCGACATGGTGATCATCGACGAATCCAGCTGTTTTAAAAATTCCGATAGCCAGCGGTTTCGAAAACTATCTATGGTCAAACCGTTCCTTGACAGGGTTGTTATTCTTACCGGTACACCTATGCCCAATGGGCTGGGTGATCTGTGGCCGCAGCTGTGGCTGCTGGATGAGGGAAAAAGGTTGGGCCTGCGGGAAAGCGATTACAGAAAAGAATACCTTTACCCTGGAAAGACGGTGCGTAAGACAGGTAAGGTAAGCAGGTGGGATGCGACGGATAGCAATGCGAAACGTGTATACAAGAAAATAGACGACATATGCGTAAGCCTTAAAGAAAAAGACTGGATTACGCTGCCTCCTATCATCTACCAGGATCATAAAGTCAAACTGAACGATAAACACAGGAAACAATATGAAGCGTTTGAAGAGGACGCTGTACTGAAGTTCTTCGAAGAACACGACGAAAAAAGCATAACTGCTGTTAACCTTGGCGTATTAACGAATAAACTTATTCAATATGCAGGCGGCTCTATATACGACGAAGAGGGGAATACAGTAGTAATACATGATACCAAATTAGATGTTGTAGCCGAGATAATTGAATCTGCACAGGGAAAGCCGGTTCTTATAGCGTATCAATATAAGCATCAGCTTCAACGCATGCTAAAACGTTTCGGCGGTAGACTGTTTCAAAAAGGGGATGTCGCTAAATGGAATAGAGGGGAATATGACATCATGTATTTGCATCCCAAGAGCGGCGGACATGGATTGAATCTACAGGCAGGGGGTAGTATATTGATATGGCTTAGTCCCACATGGAGTACGGAGCAATGGCTGCAACTTAACAAACGGCTACACAGGTCAGGGCAAAAACAAACAGTAGTAGTGCATCGTATATTAGCAATGGGTACAATGGACATAGATTGTGTACGATCCGTTAATAAAAAGGAAAAAGAGCAAGACGGTATGATGAACGCGATAAATATTCGTAGATTAAAATATAAAATAGCAGCATAATGGTAACTATCACCTACACACCGGAAAGAGCCATGTATATCGTAAATGTCGGAGCAGACGTAACGTATAACATATACGTCATTCGAAGGCATCACATATTAGTGGATGCTAAAGATGAAGAGCCAAGAGAGGTATTTAATTCTATAGGTCAAGCTGTAAAATGGTTAGAAGAGAAATACAAGGAGCATATTATACACTGTGCGTTTGTAGATGTAAAGGTTAGTGTCAAAGAGACCAAGTACGCAGAGCCTAAAAAGGATAAATACAAGTATACGATAGTTGAGCCTACGACAGGTAACCCCATAGAGTTAAACGAGATTCACGTAGACGATCCTTTCGATGTGTTTAATAATTGGGTATATAAAACAGACATGCACAAGATACCAGATATGGATGAGAACGATCCATATGCTAATGCGGGAGACAAGATAAAGCAGATGTACGAACAATTCAGTAAGAAGCACTCCGGACCGCAATTTAGCGAAGAGCGTAAAAAAGCATTCGCACGAAGACAATGGTACAATGGATGGTTTCAAGAGTGGTTAAAGATACGACCAGAGTTTGCAAAACCTATGCCATACCCTTCATGGCTCATTAATGAGTCGAATAGAAAAGCCCCATACACGAAGACAGATGTAGACAAAGCTAAGATGGAAGCGCTAGACGCGCAAGCTAAGAGAATGATGAACGAAAAAGATATGTGGGACAGGTATACGTACATTAAACATATGCATGCCTTTGACAGAGAGTTTGAAAGACCTACAGGGTCAACGTATGAAGAGTACATTAATAGTAAGTACAGAGGAGGCGGCCCTTCAAGTCATTTTACCAGTGGATTCTATACTTCATGGGAACAAGCACAAGAAAGATGGGGATCGTTATTTGGGCAACGGCCGTCTACGTATAGCGAACAGGATGTAAAGGATGCATATAGCGCATATAAGTTCGCCGCTGCAAGGGCAGCTATTGCACAGTCTTTTTTGAAAGATTGTTTTGAAAACGAAATGACAGCATACCACACAAAGTATCTTAGAATTTTGAAAGGCTATCTGCTTTATAAAATGCCTACGATGAGCCCTGCTTGGTATGTAGCACCGTGCGGCACATATTTTCAATACGACTTCATACGTCGGGTATGGATTAAACTGTCGTGATCATCTAAAACATAAACCATATGCGTAAGATTATTTTGATCATTCTCGCTCTACTGCTTATGTGGTACTTTGTAGACAAGCTTATCGATGTGTCGGAGGATCGGCCTACCCTGTGGCCAAATCATTCGGAGATACCTAGTGATACGTCAAGCATGGATATGTTGTAAGGACTCCCTATATTTGGGGATGTTATGGCACGTAGTAAACCATCCACCAGCGTAAAGAAGCCCAAGCACAAAAGAAAAGGCCCTACGCCTTCACAAATCGCTAATCGTAAACGGCGCGGGCCTTTGATTACTCCGCCCGAGGGTAGCAAGCCAGACCCCTATGCAGGGTTGTACGGCAACCGTAACGCCGTAGGCAATAGCGGACGGCCGCCCGCCTACGAGACACCTGAAGAGATGCAGACGCAGATTGACAGCTATTTCGAATACGTTAAGGGTGAACGCGGCGTACGTGAAGTCCAGACGACGGTATACAACAAGACAACACGTAAGTGGGAAGAGAAGACCGAAAAAGAAGAATATTGGGTGCGTGTACCGGAACCGCCCACGCGTACAGGTCTGATGTTGTACATGGGCTTTTGCTCTCATGCAGCATGGGATACATACAAAGAAAAGAAGGACACAGAGTTCCCGGCCGTAGTCGCGCGAGGATTGGCCCGCGTTGAGATGAACTACGAGCGGGCGCTGCTTGACAGAGACGCTTCTAACGGCGCTAAGTTCGCCCTCTCTAACCTTGATGGCCCTGGCTGGCGTAATACACAGAACGTTCAAGCCCTTGGCAAAGACGGAAAGCCGGTCGATCCCGCTGCACCGCAAACAAACATCATTAACGTTAGCACGGTCGCGGAGAGCTTAGGTAAAGTGTAGCATATGGGCCTACTGACTCCCAAGCAGCAATTGTGCATGGACACCATCTTTGCGAATGACGATATACGTGAGGGATGTCTATACGGATCGGGACGCAGTGGTAAAACATTCGGCATTGTGGACTACGTGTTCAATCGCGCAATCGCTTATCCTGGATCGTCACAGCTTTTTGTTCGCGCTACGCTCAATTCACTTACGGCAGGCGTTGTGTCACAGACCTTTCCAAACTACTTCCGCGTACTAAATGTCTTGCATGGCCTCGATCTCCCTAACACAAAGGCCAGTAACGGCAGGCCGTTTATCGAATACAAGTCTACGCCGCACAACCGATTCAACTTCTACAATGGATCGGATATACGCTTTGTCGGTCTGGACGTAGTGAGCACTAATGCAAGTGCCATCGATAAGATTCTGTCTCAGGAATACATCACCATCATTTTTGAAGAGGCTACAGAGATAGACTACGAGGTCGTCGAGCTGGCCAAATCGAGGTTGGCTCAAAAGGTCAAACACTTTCAGACAGGGAAGGAAGCCATACCCAAATGGTTTTGCAGTCTCAATCCGCGTACGTTCGAGGATTGGGACTATGTATATTTCCAAGAACACAAGCACCCTATCACCGATGAGCCGCTGTCTGAAGAGGCGATAAAGCGGACGGCGACAATGCACTTTCACATCGACGATAATATTCACAATGTCGCAGCTACGTACATGGACACATTGCGGTCTATGTCTACCAGTGGGCAACAGCGGTTTCTAACCGGCATGCATGGCGACAACTTCGCCGGTGAAGTGTTCGACAAGATTTCATGGGAAGCGCTGCCTGACATACAAGAGTTTGACCGGATGCTGATCTACACGGACCCTAGTTACAAAAGTGGCCCGAAGAATGACTATAAGGCCACAGTCGCCGTAGGCAGGCGGCAGGGGGCCTACTGGATCATTGACGGCAGGGCCAACCAATGTACTACGGCACACATGATACTCAACGTCCAGGAGACCTATACGGCTATCCGGGACCGGGGTTGGGAGGGTCCGATACAGATTTACTTTGAGAACGCCGGGATGCCGGACGACTTTGTACAGGCAATACAGCTTCATGCGCAGCAATCTGGGTGGACATGCCCCTACACCCTTGACAACCGGGTGAAAGGCGATAAATTCGCCCGTATTGAGTCCGTATTGCAGCCTTTGAACCGGGATGGGAAGCTTTTCTTTAATCAGGAGATTCGGAAGAACAATTTTGGCCGCCTGTGCGCCGTGCAGTTCCTCAATTTCAAGTCCAAACTGCTGCCCACGGAGCACGACGACGTACCGGATGCGGTACATGGTGCCATTACCCTGATTAACGTACCGGTGATCCGCCCCGGGCAGGTAAAAATACATAGCCAACGGGCAAATAATCGTTTGGGATAATGAGAAAAAGCACTATATTCGCGTTAGATTACTGAACTTGTTATTAGGCTTTTGGAAAAATCTCCGACCCCCGTTTCTACGGGGGTTTTTCGTATATTAGCACATGCCTCTCTGTAGAAAAGTCAAACATAAAACAGAAGCCGCAGCTGAGAAAGCCATTCGAGCCACGAAAGGCAAGCCGGGATTTGGGTATCTCCGGTCCTACTGGTGCGTGAGCTGCTGGGCATGGCATTTGACATCGAAACCTGTAGGTTATCATCTCAAAAAGAAGTAGCTTCGCTTTGCCCGTGACCAATTCAGGCCGGGACAAAAACAAACACATATGAACAGTAAAATCATGATCGACATTGACATGGACGACCGGCCCATTATCCGCATCGACTACAACAATCATGGACTCACAGACGATGTAAGGGACAAGTTAATAGGCCGGTTTATCAACGAGCTTTTTACAATTGCCCCTGGCCAAAAGAAAAAAGTAGACGTGAGCCTGGAATTGCTGCACGAACATGCGGAGGGGGCGGTAGCTGTCGTGCGGCTGAAGAAACCGGTGATCGAAGCATAGTATCTTTTCGTATATTTGGCATAATATTCACCACACAGGTTGTTTAAGGGTAAAAAGGCCCTTCGGCTCTCCGAGGGGCCTTCACTTTGTGATATATCACTTCTTTGAACTCTTCAACCACGGACTACCCGTATATTAGCCGGTATGAACACTGCGGGCCAGCAATTAGCCGACTTGTACGGAAAAAGCTTCGGGTACTTATCCGCTGCCGACCTTGCAATGTATCTCAACCCTCAGCAGATCATTTCGGCATTGAATCTCAATCCACAGTTGGCAGTGAAGGCTGTCCCGCAAGCCCTGGCCATGATCTCTTCCAGACTTACGAATCTTTGGAATCTTCGCCCGGAATTCATGTTGTCGGACACCGTTGCACCGCAGCTGACATGCACGGTCGATGGCGGAGCCATTGACACCGCGACGATTGTTTACCCTGGAACAAACTATATTGCACCACCGCAGATACAAGTAGTCGCCAATGGTGCAGGGGCTAACGGTGCCGTGTCAGCGATCGTATCAAACACAGTTGTTGCCTCCCTGGAACTATTGGAGCGCGGCATACGGTACAACTTCCCTCCTGTGATTTCCTTTGTCGGCGACGGTGCAGGGGCGACCGCTACGTGTACCATTGACAAATGCGGTCGCATACTATCTGTCACCTTGTTGACTGGCGGCCAGGGATGGACGAAACCTCCACAAGTCGTGTTCACGCCTGTAGACGGTGCAGGCTTCGGCGCTGTAGCTGTCGCCAACTTGCAATACGGCAAGATCACAGGACTTAACATTGACGATCCTGGCGCTGGGTACGCACAGGCTCCGGCGCTTGTGGTGTCAGGCGGCCAGATAGCCGATCCCAGATATCCCAAAATGGTCATGCTGGCATCCATATACACAGTACGTGTACTGCTGGCCAGTGGCGCTAATATATCAGAGATGCAAGAAGGTTTTTTCAAAATGGCGGATGAACTGATGATGGAATTTCTGAATGGCGGTGCAGGCATGCCGCTGGTCCCCGCGAGTCAATCAATACGTTCGGGGCTTTCTCTTGTTAAAGACTCTTTCAATCAACTTGGATAATGGGAAGTAGCAAAGCACGAAAGTTAAGAAGGTCTAATTTGCAACCACCGCCCTATGTGGAGCGGTTGACCCTGGCCGGTGTAAGCCAGGGCATACAGCCGCAAGGTATTTTATCCGGACCTTTTGCTACCAATCCCACTATTGCAGGTGATCCCGGCGGCGGCGGATGGGGGATAGGCAGTCCGGGTGCGATACCTGCATCGGGTAAAAATCCAAAGGTTAACCCTTGGATGTTGCCGAAGCAGGCGGGCCTATCGGTCATCTCGCAAACGTATCCATCGAATTACTATGTCGAATGGACTCCGGCTGCATGGCGCAAGGCAGGTGATTTGGTGATGAACCAGGGATGGACGGTAGACCTTGCGACTATGTACGTATGGGCCTACCAGTCATCTCCCTTCATACAAAGTTTGTTTAGAACAATTGAAACGGCGATTAACTCTGTACCTTTTTTCTACACGGACAAAAAAGGAAATGTGATACCGGAGTGGACGGCGGAGCTCTGCAATAAGTCATGGCAGCAGGAACTACGGCGTGAGATTGCATTTACCTACTTTTGGGGTTTCAGCGGCTTCAACTTTGATCCGATTGGCGAAAAGTTGTACAAGTACCCGATGCAGGACCTTGATCCGCTGAACAGGTTCCTGCGACAATCGACATACTCACCCTTTGACGGTGTGTTTTTCGACGACATGGATAATACCCTATTCGTGCAGCCGAACACAACACAGGAGGGTTTCCTTGGCTGGATGTTTGCCATCGTGCGACAATACGTGATGATGCATTTGAATGACGAAAATTGGATAGCAGCGGGCAAACGTCTTGCTTTTCCGGTCTTCTCTTTAGGATATCCGGAGTCGATGGATGTAACGGACCCCGAGACCGGGGAGATTGTCAACCCCTATAAGGACGAAGCTAACCTGATCGCTAAGAACCTTGGGCCAGGATCGACGGTCGTCTTTCCGTTTATCCGCGCAGCTGACGGGGAGATACAAAAAAACATAGAGCTGGAATTTGATTCCCCTGGATCGAGCCAAAAGGCACATAGCATCTACCTGGACTTTAACGAAGAGAAAAAGAACGAGATACGGGAATTAGTTCTTGGCGGCACATTGACGGCAGACGTGGGCGACAGCGGCTCGCGGGCGCTGGGCGAAGTACAGGAGAGGAAGCTCCGTACGTTTATGTCTGCCGTCATTGAGTACGTGATCTCTGTTCACAACGGTGATTATCTCCGGAAGATACGGCGCTGGTACAAGAACATGCCCGACGGTCAGTTCAACATCAACCGGCAGAAACAATTTACTATAGAGGAAATTATTGCATGGTCTCAGGTGCTGGCATCGTCGGGCAAACGCTTTACGACCGAGTTTTTTGAGACCAACGGCTTTGCACCCAATTTCATTGAAGACATGCCCACTGCGGGCACCGCGGATGGCGATAAAGGTTTGACAAAAAAGAACGACGGTCGCATACAGGAGCTACACACTATCCTTTCATCCTTCCGTCAGCTGCGGTCATGGTTTCGTTAAGAGACATATTTGCGGGCGGCGACAAGAAAAAGAATAAACGTCCGCATGATGAACCGACGATCCCCGAGGGTCTGTCGGAAGAGGAACTTAAATACTATTATCGCAATCCCGATGGCACGATCTTCACTCCTATATACGAGGTCCAGAACGAAATATACGTTCGTGCAATGGTCAAGTCGATCAAGATTGAGACCTCGTACAGAGCGTTCAATGACACGTCCTGGATGGAGCGGTACACGACGAATATCTACCAGTTTTCGGCGGCGAAGTCGGTTACAATGGCTCGACGCATGGCTGCGGAAGTGTATACACCCGAAGGTCAGCTCAGATCATGGTCACAGTTCAGGGACTCAGCCAATGCGATCCAAAAGACCTCTAATGAAATTTGGCTACGGGTTGAACGCGATAACTGTGCGCGTCAATCTATCCTTGCCGATAAATTCACCGATATGCGGGCGGATGCTGATATGTATCCGTATTGGATTTACCAGGGAAGAATGGACAGCCGCGAACGACCCGAACACGTCGCCCTGGAAGGACTGATATTCCGCATCGGCGACAGGTACGGCGATCTGATGTTTCCGCCGAGTGACTGGAATTGCAGATGTACAGGTAGACCTATTGACAATTTGTATCTGCGGGATCGTCACAGGGTAGTACAGACGAATCAACAGGCCAAAGGATGGCTTGAGGGAGTGGACAAAGATACAGGCAAGCCGTTCGTAGACCCGCAGTTCAGGTACAACCCAGCTGATCAGGGTATGATGCCTAAGATCGGAGATTATTTCTACGAGGTCCCCAATGCTAATGCGTTCAGGGCACCTAATTTTGGCGGAGTAGGTGGTGACGATGCCAGGAGCTTGCACGCATCACCGTTGGAGAATCTGTCGGAGCATATGCGGGAATGGCGGGGCATGTATCATGTGGATCACTTGGGAAATATCTGCTTCCAGAACGAAGAACTGCTGTCGAATGTATGGTTCACGCCACACAGCGCCCATAAG